TGGAGCATCCCATTCCCGTATTTAGATCTTTAGACTTCAAATAGCCGAGGCAGCAATGGTGGCAAAACAACTAGAAACACCGCTCTTCCTCGAAAAAATTCCTAATGCCTTACGCAAGTTTGACCGTTGGTCGCCTTGGCGCGCACAGTGGAACGAAAAACGCGGCAAGTGGGACAAAATACCGCAGGTGGTGGACAACCTGAACTACAACCTCTCGACCAACAAAGTTAAAAGCTGGGTGTCGTTTGACCATGTGGTCAAGTCTTTGGATTTGAGCAAGTCAGCGGGGCTTGGCTTTGTGATGACCGGCATCAAGGGCTTGATTGCCATTGACCTGGACAATTGCATCGGTGAGCAGTGGGCGCAGGACGTGATCGCGATGGTCAATAGTTACACCGAGATCAGCCCAAGCGGTAAGGGTTATCGGATATTTGCGTTCGGCGACTTAGACACCGACTGGAATAATCACGAAGTCGGGATCGAAGTCTACGGCGGCAACGAAGCGCGCTTCTTAACCGTGACCGGCAACGTGCTGAACGGATCGCCGGGCGACGTTATGTCTGTCCACCAGGGTGTGTTCGATCGCTTGGCCAAACTCTATGCGCGCGAGAAACGCAAGGCCGAGATCATCGATTTGAATATGCCTGATTTGATCGACGACCTGTTGTTGCCTTCCACCGAATCGTTGCGGATCCCGGCGGCATCGCTCAAGTTCTTACTGTCCGGTGAGTTTGAGATGGATCGTTCCGGCGCGTTGTTCGGCGTGGGCGTGTCACTGTACGCTGCGGGGTTTTCCGATACGGAAGTTTTTTCGATCCTGGCTAACAACGATTATGCGATGGAAGTCGCGCTCGATCATCGGCGGCAAGATCACGACCGCGCGCTGCTTTACTTGTGGCGTGAACATTGCGTCAAAGCCAAAGGCAAAGGCGCGGCGGCTATCGTCACCGATGCGGAGTTTGACGTGGTGGAATCTGTACCAGGTGAAGTCGAACTGCCCAACTTCAAGCGCGATAAGAACGGACAGATTGAGGCGTCCATTCAGAACGTCACGCTGGCGCTAAGACGATCGGATCTGTGCGGGATGGACATCCGGCACGACCGATTTCGCGATGAAATCATGTTTACACCGCACGGCGTGGCCAACGCTTGGCGCACCTTCACCGATGCCGATTACTCGCGCCTTCGCATTACGCTTGAAACTGGTGGCTTTAAGCCGGTGGGCCGTGAACTCATCCGCGACGTGGTGTTGTTGGTGGCGGATGACCGGCCGTTTGATTCAGCGATCCTTTGGCTTGACGGTTTGAAGTGGGACGGGGTGTCACGCGCTGAACGCTTTTTGGAAGTTTATTTTGGCGCAGTCGATTCGCCGTACGCCCGCGCGGTGTCCATGTATATCTGGACGGCACTGGCCGGTCGTGTGATGTCGCCAGGGATCAAAGCCGATATGGTGCCAATTCTGGTCGGTGAACAGGGTGCGAAGAAATCTAGCTCGGTGGCGGCAATGGCCCCGAACCCCGACTTTTTTACCGAAGTGTCCTTCCACGAAAAGGACGAAGACCTGGCCCGCAAAATGCGAGGGCGTTTGATTGCCGAGATCGGCGAGTTGCGCGGCCTTCATACCCGAGAGCTGGAATCGATCAAAGCGTTTATCACCCGAACGCATGAGAACTGGGTGCCGAAATATCGCGAGTTTGCTACCTCGTTTCCAAGGCGTTTGGTGTTTATCGGCACCACTAACCAGGAACATTTTCTAGCGGACGACACCGGCAACCGGCGTTGGTGTCCGGTGCGAACCAGTATGGCCGACATCGACGCGATCAAGCGCGATCGTTTGCAACTATGGGCAGAGGGGCGCGTTTGGTTTGAGCTATTCGGTGTGGCGTTTCAAGATGCCGAGCGATTGGCGCAGGACGTTCACGATGAACACACCATCACCGAACCGTGGGCCGATTCTGTTGCAGATTGGTTGGACGCACCGGATGCGCTTTCGGGCGACACCCCACGAACGCGCGAATTTTTGCAAGTTCACGAAGTCGCGCGGGATTGCTTGCATATTGAAGCGCGTAATTTGAAACGGGTTGACCAAATGCAAATCGGTAAAATTTTACGCGCTCAAGGGTATGAAGCCGGTCGGGTGTTCAGAAACGGTAAACAGATGCGGGTTTGGGTCAGAGTTAAAGCAAATTAAGACAAAACTAGACAGAACTAGACAGAACGGGGTTTGGTTGTGTCTAGTTCTAAGTTATTGATTTTTAATCTATTAGACATCCTAGACAACCTAGACATCTATGTATGAAGTGTATGTATAGATAGGTACATATATGTAGGTAGGGGGATAACAATAAGAAACGATGTGTCTAGGATGGCTAGTATGTCTAGTCGATTGAATCTGCATGAAATGCGGGGAAAGGTTTTGATGAAAAAACTGGTGGCGGTGAACGAAAACGGGTTGCGAATCGGAGAGGATCATCACCGAGCTAAATTGCTCGATGAGGATGTCGAACATATCCGCGCCTTGGCCGAGGGTGGGATGCGTTACGCGGAGATCGCGGAGAAGTTTGAGATTAGCAAGTGGATGGTTGGGAGAATTTGCCGCTTTGAACGCCGGGGACAAACCACGGCAAAATTGAAATGCACCTATATCGACGATGAGTCGGGAGAATGAAAGCATGAGCAGAGTAACTTACAGCGAAGAGATTGCGGACGAGATCTGCGCGCAGCTTGCAGATGGGCAATCGTTGCGCGCTATTTGTCGCGCAGAGAGTATGCCGAATTGGCGGACGGTGTGCCGGTGGATGGAATCCAACGATGATTTTGCCAGCAGGTGCGCGCGCGCGAGAACTTTACAAGCGGACGTTTTGGAATCTGAAATGGCCGATATTGAACGCGATACGCTTGATGGCTCGGTCGATCCTAAAGCCGCTAACGTGGTGCTATCGTCCAAGCGTTGGCGCGCGGCCAAACTCGCGCCTAAGAAGTACGGCGACCGGATACATACAGAATTAACCGGTGCAGATGGTGGCCCTGTCCAGATCGACGACACCGAGCGCGCGGCCAAAGTGGCGGCGATTCTTGCCCACGCCCAGACCAGACGTGATGCCGATGCAAGCGACCTCGTTTGATCCAGTCCTTCTCAAATACCTCACACCGGCAGAACTCGCAGAACTCGATCAACTGATTGCCAGTGACAAAACGCTTTGGCGACCACTACGCGGCCCGCAAACCGTCGCGTACGAATCCACTGCGGACATCATCGGCTATGGTGGTGCTGCCGGTGGGGGTAAAACCGATTTGGCTTGTGGTAAGGCTTTAACACGCCACCAAAAGACATTGGTGCTACGCCGCGAAGCCACGCAGCTCACCGGTATCGTTGATCGATTTACTGAGCTACTGGGCAGCCGCGATGGATTTAACGGCGCAGAACGAATCTGGAGGCTGCCAGGTAAGCAAATTGAGTTTGGCTCTACGCCCAACGTGGATGACTGGAACAAATACCAAGGCCGACCGCATGACCTCTTGATCTTCGACGAAGCGGCCAACTTCTTGGAATCGCAAGTACGCGCGTTGCTCGGGTGGTTGCGCTCGGTTGATGCCAATCAAAAATGCCAGGCGCTACTGACGTTTAACCCGCCGACCACGGCAGAGGGCCGTTGGATCATCACGTTCTTTGCGCCGTGGCTAGATCCCAAGCATCCCAACCCCGCACAACCTGGTGAGCTGCGCTACTTTGCGATGGTCGATGGTAAAGAGATCGAATGTGCGGACAGTACGCCTTTTGCTCACGGCAACGATACGATCAAACCGATGTCACGCACGTTTATTCCGTCGCGCATATCGGATAACCCTTACTTGATGAACACCGGCTATATGTCCACGCTGCAAGCGTTGCCGGAACCTTTACGCTCACAGATGCTTTACGGGGATTTCATGGCTGGAATAGAAGACGATCCTTGGCAAGTGATCCCGACAGCATGGGTGGAAGAAGCCCAAGCGCGTTGGGTGCGACCTGCCAAACTTGAACCGATGGACTCGCACGGGGTGGACGTGGCACGCGGTGGCCGCGATAGCACGATCCTGGCTCGAAGGCATGGCATGTGGTTTGACGTGCCACTAGTCTATCCAGGCACCGCAACACCGGACGGCCCCACCGTGGCGGGTTTGGTGATTGCCGCTAACCGCGATCAATCCCCGATCCACATTGACGTGATCGGCGTGGGCGCGTCGCCCTATGATTTCTTGAAAGACACTAACCAACAAGTGATCGGCGTGAACGTTTCCGAAAAAGCCACCGGCTTGGATAAGTCGGGGCGCTTGCATTTCAAGAATCAACGCTCGGAACTATGGTGGCGGATGCGCGAGGCGCTCGATCCCACCAACAACACCGGCATTGCATTACCACCTGATCCACGACTATTGGCTGACCTGTGCGCGCCCACCTGGTCATTGTCGGGATCAACGATCTATGTCGCCAGTCGCGAAGAAATCATCGCTAAGATTGGCCGATCACCTGACTATGGCAGCGCGTATTGCCTGGCCTTGATGGACACACCCAAGCGCGCCTTCCTACCTTACGGCGTATCGTCTAACGCACGCCGCAACATTCTCGACTACGATCCCTACGCGGGTTGATGCACTTACCGC